GTTGGAAGAGTTAGAACAGGTTTTGTAATTAATGGTATTCCATTATATTGTCATGAATTTAATCATGCAAACATAAAAACTGAAGTGTATATGTCCACACCTAATTTACCATTAAGAAGTGAAATTGAAAACGATGGAACGGGAGAACAAGCAAGTCTTACCCAGATTTGTTCAACAATAATTTCAGAAGGTGGACAAGATAAATTAGGACTTATAAAACATGTGAGCAATCCAAGTTTAGTAAGTGCAAATACAATTGGAACAACTTATGCTCTAATAGGTATAAGATTACAGACAAATTTTATAGGACTTGCAACTGAAATTTTAAATACTGCATTACAAATAACTGGGGCAAGTAAACAAGGTGTTTGGAAGTTATTATTCAATCCAACAATTGCTGGAACATTTACATTTAATACACAAGCATTTACAGGATTAGAAGTTGCTTATGGTGCTACTGCAAATACTATTACAGGAGGAGTTGAAATTGCTGGTGGTTTTGTTGAAAGTGGTAGTGTTTCATCAGGTTCAATAGGTTCTACAAGTTCAAATGTATCTAATGCTCTAAAATTAGGTTCAACAATTGCAGGAGTTAATGATGTAATTGTTTTATCATTTACACCTTTTACAAGTAATACTGATGTAAGAGGTTCACTAACTTGGAGAGAATTAAGTTAAAATGGTAAAAATAATTAAATTAGAAAGTTTAAAAGAGTATTCTACATTAGAATTACAAGGCAAGATTTTGAAGATTGGTTTGTTAAAAAACCAAGTGAGTCCAAATGTTAAATTGAAAATAACAAATATTTATGATGAAGTAATAGTAGAAGATTATTTGAATAAAGATAAGATGGTTTTTTATCCAAGAGTAATAATTGGAAATTCATCAAATTTTGATTATCATATTAGTTTTGGTAAATTATTTATTTTAATAGATGGTTTAGCAAGTGATGAAGTTTTAGACTATTTAGTTATCTATTATGAATAATTAAATTTATAAATACTATTTTCTAGATATTAAATGCAAGAGGTTCTTAATTTGTAAAATGCAGTTTAAAATTCATATTGATAAACAGAAAATTCTGGAAATAATCAATGAAAAAATGGATAAGATTGCTGAAGACATATTCGCAAAATCTCAAAGTAATATAGTAGATAAAGGAATTATTGATGAAGGAACTTTATTAAAGACTGGAAATATTAACCGAGAATTTCTACAAAAAACAATCATCTATCCTGTTCCTTATGCAGAGTCAATTGAGTTTGGAAGACTACCAGGTAGTATGCCTCCATTTGAAGAGATATATTTATGGGTAAAAAGGAAGTTAGGAATTAGGGATGAAACACAAGCAAAAAGAATCGCTTGGGCAATAGTTCAAGATATAAAAATAAACGGTCAAGAACCAAGACCATTTTTAGGTCCTGCAATTGAGTCGGTTAAAAACAAATTGAGGTCAAACTAAATGGTGCAAGAAATTATAAAAAGCTTTCATTTTGATAAAATAAACGATAATGAGCTTAGAAAGTTTTCTTGTTGGGGTTCTGTTGAAGTGAAAGATAGACAGGGAGAAATCATTCCAGCTGAAGAAGTCTATAAAGTTATGGATATTTGGATGGATAGAGGCGCTCCTATTATGTTCAATCATACAAATCGACAAATAGGTAAAGGTTTAAATTGGCAACCATTAGAGAAAAATGGTAACCCTGGAGTATTAATAACTGCTACAATTTACAAACATTATAAAGAAGATGATGAAGTGTGGTCAGATATTAAGAAAGGAAAATTTGAAGGATTATCTATTGGTGGAAAAAGTTACAACAGAGAAACAACAGAAGAAGGAACTTTTTTAAGAGGTCTTATTGGTTATGAGTTCAGTGTTGTTGAAAGATGTGGAAATCAAGAAGCAACAATGGTCGATATTAATATGATGGCAAAATCTGAAAAGATGGTAAAAGAAATAAAAAAAGAAGAACCAATGGTTGTTACAGAACAACCTGAAGCACAAGTAGATGAATTTAAAACTACTGTTATGGACTTCATCAATAAAGTTAATGAAAGACTTGACATGATTGAAGAAAAAATCTCAGGAGGAGCATCAGAAGAAACTGCTGTTGAAGAAACAAAAGAAGAAACTGAAGAACCTAAAGAAGAGAAAGATATGGAAAAAGAAGATTCTGAAGAAGAACCTAAAGAAGAGGAAGAACCAAAAGAAGACGAAGTTTCAAAAGAATTAAAAGAGATTAAAAAACAATTAGTTGATTTGAAAAAATCACAAGTTAAAGAAGTTATAAAATCAGAAAGACCAAACATTGTTTCAGCTCAACCACAAGATTTTTACAAAAGTCTAAACAATAAAGTTGAAGAAATGGCAAAGTCTGGTAAGATTGATTTCGCAAGTGTAGGTGCTGAAATTAGAAAAGCACAAGAAGAAGAATTAAGGAGAAAATTTAATTAGAAAGATGGTAAAATTTAACACAATAAAAGATTTAGTGAATGCGGCTTATGGTCCACATGGTGCAGAATTGGCTGCTTCAGTTATGAAAGCAGATGCTCCAGTTATTAGTTCAACAACTGGTGTTTATAATAGAATTTACGGTAAAATGGTTTGGGAGTTACTTAACAATGTTGCAAAAACATTTTCAGTATTACCAAAAGTGCCACTTAACAATACAGGTTTTAGAGTAATTACAGCAAGAGCTACAACTTTAGGAACTGGTGGACAAGCAGAAAATGCAAGTTTACCTGAAACAGTTAAACCAACTTGGGCTTTAGGTGCAATTAGTTTAAAAGAAGTAGTGCATACATTTGATATGTCTAATAGAATGCAATTACTAGATGATGGTAATGATGACACAATTGGATTCGACCATTTAAGAGAATACATGGCAAAAGAACATGTTGCTCACTTAAACAAAATGTTACTTGCTGATGCAGATACTGTAGCAGGAAATAATGTTGAATCTATTGATAGAGTTTGTTCAAGTCAATCTGAAGAATCTGCTTTACTAACTGCAGGAGATGCTGACATTTATGGATTTGATAGAAGTGCTTCAACAGCATTTGATGCTTATGTAAGTCATGCATCAGGAACAGATAGAGATTTAACCGAAGCAATGGTTAGAACTATGATTGATTCTATTGATGAAAATTGTGGAGAAAGACCAACAGTTATTATTACAGGATTTGATACTGCTGCAAGATTAGATGGTTTAGTAAATACACAAACAAGATACGAAACATTAAGAGTTTCTGTTGGTGTGAATGGTATTCAAACAGCTGCAGGTAATGATGTAGGTTTAAGAGTTGCATCCTTTGATGGAATTCCTGTAATTAGGGATAAAGATGTTGTAAAAGATACAATTTCAAGAATTTATGCTTTAAACACTAATTACTTACAATTCGCAACTAAATTACCAACTCAATACTTTGAATCTCAAAACTTCTTTGAGACAGGTAAATTAGGAAAAGAAGGTATGTATTACACTGCCGGTGAATTAGTTTGTACTAGATTCAATGCACAAGGAAAAGTTAGAGATTTAAAATAAATCTCTTTTAATTGAAAATGGCAAGAAAATTAATAAATAAAGAACAAACATCTGAAGTTAGAACTTATTTTAATGATAAGAATGAAGCAGTGATTGTTCATAAAGGTGGAATTTATTTCAGTGATGATAAAGAAATGGATTCGACAGTAGATTATTTTATTTCTGAATTAGGTTTTGAACTAGTTAAAGATAATAAAAAATCTAAGATTACAGAAGAATAAAGATGGCTTTTACATATACAATTTTAGGACAAACAATATTCGGAGATAAACGAATAGTTTATGGAACATTTACAAGTAATGGTGGTTCTACTGGTGGAGATATTTTAACAGGTTTAACAGTTTTAGAAAACCTGCAATGTACTCTTAGAGGAGCTTCTGCTGCTGCAAATGCATTAGCTATTAATGAAACATTTCCACTTTCTGGAGGAGCTGCAACTATTGTAACTCTAGCAGATTTAAGCGGAACATTTTTAGCAATAGGTAATTAAATTACCTATTTTATTTAATTAAATTTATAAATTCTAATAGTTATAAATATTTATGGCTTATACAACAGTTAATGCAGTAGGAAACTTTTTAGGTTTTCCAGACAGTTATTTTACAGTTTCTTCCACACCAACTATTTCACAAGTAGAAACATTAATAGCAAGAGCTGATTCTACAATAGAATTAAAAACAGGTCATGCTTGGAGAGAAAAAATAATTACAGATGAATATCCTACATTTTTTTCTAAGTATGAATATGGAACAGGAGTTTCATTAGATTTGAAACAAAGAAGTATAAATGAGATTTCTAAATTAGAAATCTGGAATGGTTCTACTTGGGAAGATTGGAAGATAACTAAAACAGAAGGAAGAAATAATGATTACTGGGTTGATTATACTAATGGTGTAATTTTCTTAGTGACTCTTAGAAACATTTTTAGACAAGGAGTTAAAGTAACTTATACTTATGGTGAAAATAGTGTACCAGAAACAATTGAGGCTGCTTCAACAATGATGACAGCAATTAGTTTACTTGGTAATCCTGAGTTCTCTGTTGTAATGTTTACTGAAAGTTCACAAAATAATTCAAGACAATTTGAAAGGATTAATTTTTGGAAAGAAGAAATAAAAGATTTATTATCTGCTCACATGGAGTGGAAGTGTTTCTAATTAAATTTATAAATTCTATTATTTAAATATATATTAGGAAGATTAAACACTTCCTGTATGTATGTCAGACTTTTAAGTCTGTGTTTAAACAAATGGTAAGCGATAAAAATCCCTTGGATAACTTAATAACAATCTTGAACGCAAATTATACTATCATAAATACTGATAATATAACTCCAACGATTGCTAAAATTTATACAAAGCCAAGTGAGAAAGAACCAAGACCAGGAGAAGACTTTATTTATTTATATTCAGAATTAACAAGTATTGACAAACCCGGAATGATTGTAAATAATTCAATGGATATTAGAGAATCCATTAAAATTGATATTAGAGTTAGACCTAAAGTTACTACTCAAAGTTCTCATGTAGATGATAGTCACGCAAGAAAAGTATTAACTGAAGTAAGACGAATTATTTATTCAAAGATTGCTTTGGTTGATTCTGATTTTGATATTATAGAACCTCAAATTGATATTACAGATTTGAGTAATGGTTCTAAAGGAATTTTTAGATATGTAATAAGATTAACAATGGTGTCTTTTAATAGA